TCACTTTATTTCCCGTGCGAAGAAGGCCGAAGCTTTTTTTAATAATTCATTGTCTGATTTTAGTCGCCTGACTTCGGCTTCCAGTTCTCGAATACGTTGCTGCTCAGCCGTTAACGGTTTACCAATCCCCGGCCTGCCGGCTGACTCGTCATCCAGTTGGTGTACCCAGCGTCGGACCACACTTTCGGTCAGCTTCATTTCGCGGCAGACTTGGCTGACGCTGACGCCTTGCTCGCGCACCATGCGCGCCACCTGTAACTTGAACGCTGGATCAAAGGTTCGGCGATTCTTGGTTGTGTCGGTTGTCTTGTCGGTCATCTCTTCATGTTCCTTGTCGGGGGGAAAACACCCGATCAAAGTGTCCATTTAAATTTGACCACAACATCACCTTCGACTGGACGATGGCAACAATACGGCGACGCTGGCGCGCTCCCTGTCGTTTGAAAAGCGGTACACGCTTAACATCGTGGTCACGGATTTTACCGACGATATTGACCTGCTGTTTGTGCCGATTATGGCCTGGTTGCGCATCAATCAGCCGGACATCATGACAACCGACGAGGGGCGAAAAAAAGGATTTGCCTGGTTCGCTGACATTAATAACGACAGCAGCCTCGATGTCAGCATCAGCCTGTTGCTGACCGAGCGCACACTGGTCAACGAGGTCGACGGCGCAATGTACGTTGAGAACATCCCGGAGCCGCCACCGCCGGAGCAGGTGACGAGCCCTGTCGAGATGTGGAGTAATGGCGAACTGGTGAGTAAATGGGATGAATGACTTCAAACCCTTTGAGGACAAGCTCGCCGGGTTGATAGCGGCCCTTTCTCCCGCCGGGCGGCGTCGGATGACCGCCGATATTGCGAAGAAACTGCGCCAGCGGCAACAACAGCGCATTAAATCGCAAAAAGCGCCGGACGGTTCGCCATTTGCCCCGCGTAAGCGCCCGCCCGTCAGGGCAAAGCAAGGCCGGATTAAGCGCGAGATGTTTGCGAAGCTGCGCACCAATCGCTTTATGAAAGCGAGCGGTAACGACAGCGCGGCGGTGGTGGAATTTACCGGGAAAGTGCAGCGCATCGCCCGCGTGCATCAGCTCGGGCTCAAGGATAAACCATCCCCCAAAAGCGCCGCCGTCGAGTACCCACAGCGTCAGCTCCTGGGCTTTACCGAAGATGACCGGCAGCTTGTGGAAAGCGTCATTATCGACTACCTCGCCGATTAACGTTGTGCCAGCCAGGGCAAAACGCCCGCAGATTGCCGCCGGAACACCCCGGCGGCATCCTTTCCCCTATGAATACTCTCGCATCTATACAGGAACTCGCCCGCGCGATACGCAACATGATCCGCACCGGTATCGTCGTCGAAACTGACCTCGACGCCGGGCGCTGTCGCGTGCAGACAGGCGGCATTTATACCGACTGGCTCCAGTGGCTGACGCACCGGGCCGGGCGCTCGCGCACCTGGTGGGCGCCCTCTGTTGGTGAGCAGGTGATGATTCTGGCCGTGGGCGGTGAGCTCGATACCGCTTTTGTGCTGCCGGGTATTTATTCCGACGACAACCCCGCACCGTCGACTTCGGCGGATGCCTGGCACGTTGAGTTTCCCGACGGTGCCGTTATGAGTTATGAGCCGGAAACCGGCGCGCTGACCGTCACCGGCATTAAAACCGCCGATGTGACCGCATCCGATTCGGTTGCCGTCAGCGTGCCGGTGGTGCTGGTAAAAGCCGAGACCCGCGTCACCCTCGATACACCGGAAGTGGTCTGTACCAACAAGCTGACGACCGGCACGCTGGAGGTGAAGCAAGGCGGCAAGATGTCCGGTGATATCGAGCACAGCGGCGGCGCTTTCACTTCCAACGGTGTACAGGTGGATAAACACGGCCACGGCGGCATCAGGCGCGGCGACGAATGGACGGAGGGCACCCAATGACGGCGCGTTATCTCGGCATGAACCGAACGACCGGTGAAAGCATTTCAGACGTTGACCATATCAGCCAGAGCATCGGGGATATTCTGCGCACGCCCGTCGGCTCTCGCGTCATGCGTCGTGAATACGGCTCGCTGTTGTCGCAGATGATTGACCAGCCTCAGACCCCGGCGCTTGAGCTGCAAATTATGGCGGCGTGCTACATGGCGATCCTGAAGTGGGAACCGCGCGTCAGGCTAACCAGCATCAGCACAGAGCGGCAGTTTAACGGGCAGATGGTCGTCGACGTGACCGGCCAAATTACCGATACCGGCGAGAGCCTTTCCTTAACCATCCCTGTGAGTTGAACCTATGGCAGTTATCGACCTGAGCCAGCTCCCCGCGCCTGATGTGGTGGAAACACTGGATTTTGAAACCATCCTCGCCGAGCGCAAAGCGACGCTGATTTCACTGTACCCGGAAGATGAGCAGGATGCGGTCGCCAGGACATTAACGCTGGAGTCTGAGCCACTGGTGAAATATCTCGAAGAGAATGCCTATCGCGAGGTGATTTTACGCCAGCGCATTAATGAGGCGGCGAAAGCCGGGATGGTGGCCTATGCCATCAAAAACGACCTCGACCAGCTCGCGGCAAATAATAACGTTGAACGCCTGGTCATCACCCCCGGAGACGATACCCAAATCCCGCCGGTGGCGGCGGTCATGGAATCTGACAGCGATTTACGTCAGCGCGTACCGGCGGCATTTGAGGGTATGAGTGTTGCCGGGCCAACCGGTGCCTATGAATTTCACGCCCTGAGTGCCGACGGACGTGTCGCGGATGCTTCGGCGAACAGCCCGGCTCCAGCAGAGGTTACTATCGCGGTACTGTCGCGGGAAGGTGACGGCACGGCGTCGGACGATTTATTGCTGGCCGTCAGTACCGCGCTGAATGATGAGAGTGTACGACCGGTCGCTGACCGCCTGACAGTCGTCTCGGCTGAAATCGTCAATTATGCGATCGACGCGGTGCTGTATGTTTACCCCGGCCCGGCGACCGAGCCGATTCTTGCCGCCGCAAAAGCGCAGTTAACTGCCTATATCACGGAGCAGCGCCGCCTTGGTCGTGATATCCGAATGTCGGCTATTTACGCCGCGTTGCATGTGCAGGGGGTCCAGCGCGTTGAGCTGCGCGAACCGCTGGCCGATGTGGTGCTGGATAAAACGCAGGCCGCTTATTGCACTGACGCCCGCGTCATTATCGGGGGATCGGATGAATAATTCTCTGATGGCGAACGGGTCATCTCTGCTGGAACAGCGAGCCGCCGCAGCATGCGCCTCTATCAGCGATTTATCTGTGCCGCTGCGAGATTTGTGGAATCCGTGGAAATGTCCGGTGAAATTCCTGCCCTATCTGGCGTGGGCGTTTTCTGTCGACCGCTGGGAAGAAACCTGGTCAGAAACGGAAAAGCGCCAGGCTGTCAGTGATGCGTTCTGGATCCACCAACGCAAGGGAACCGTCGCCGCCGTTCGTCGGGTGATTGAAACGCTGGGCTACAGCATGACGCTCCAGGAGTGGTGGGAAGTGGCCGACCCCGCCGGGACATTCCGCCTTGAGATTGACCTCAATGATATCGGCATCACTGAATCGATGATTAAAGAGCTGGAGCGGATTATCGGTGATGCAAAGCCGGTCAGCCGCCATATATCGCAGCTGACACTCTCGGCCAGTGCACACGGTACGGCTCATATAGGCGCGGCAATAACTGACGGGGAAGTAATAACGGTTTATCCGCCGGGGTATGAGCCGGACGACAGCATCTATTTTGATAGCACAGCCTATTACGGCGAGACCTATTATCACACCGGGAATAAATATGGCAAAAGTGAATGAAGTTTCTATCTGGGAAAATGATATTTACCAGATTGAGCGAGGGGATAAAGTTGCAGGTGGGCCTGGGGGAGCGGCTAACCTGGCCGCATCACAGCTTGCTAACAGAACGCTCTTCCTCCGTGATTCTCTGGAGGCTATTTCTACAGGG